CTTTTATACTTGCACCTAAAGCCTTAACGCTTTCTAATGGGTTTTCAAATATATTCTTAAAGAAGTCTACAACTACACCAGAATTATCTACAATAAAACCAACAAAGTCATTAAACGCAATACTAACCGCCTCAAACGCTGTGTTGAATAAGTCAGCTACCTTTTGATTTTTCATAAATATATCTGACAGTTTAGCTAACGCAGCAATAACTAAACCTATACCAGCCGCTTTCATTGCTACTCCAAGACCTTTAAAACCTTTTGATAAACCTGAAACTCCTTTTGAAGATTTTTTAGCATTCTTTCCAACTCCATCTAAAGCTTTTGATGAACTCTCTTGAGTTTCTTCTACTTCTTTATTTACTTCTTTTAAGGAATCTTTAAGTTTGTCTAATCCTCCAGCCGCTTTTACAGCATCAACATCAATTACTATTTTCTTTTCTATTGCCATCTTATTTCTTGTTTAAGTGCTTTGTAACCCTCTTTTAGTGTTGTAGGTAGTTTGTGTTTACCTTGTGCTATGCGGATGTTCTCTGTTTCTCCGTTTGCGTATTTTAAGCTATCTAAAATTAACTTTATCATAATGTTGTTTCTGTTATAGTTGTATCGAATGAATAAGCATCATCTCCACTTATACTGTATTTTGCTCTTACCCCTATATTGTATGTCGTTCCGCTTTCTAAACCATTTACTTTTAAACTTGTACCTACAGTTGTTGTAAATACTCCACCATTTAAAATAACATCATAACCAACTACACCAGTAACTGCAGTCCATCCTATTGTAATAAAGTCTGTGCTTTTTGTTGTTACTGTAACTTGTGCTACTCTGTCTAAATAAGCTGCTTGCGCGTTGTTTATTTGGCTTGGAAACTCATCAACGTTATAAAGTTCTAAATCTGATTTATTGGTTAGTAAATTTGTTTTTATCTTGTTTATCTTGTAAGTTTTATTATTTATTACAAGCGTGTCGTTCATTTTTAATTTTATAAATAAGCTTAAAGGTAGGTAAGCACTAACCTTCAACAGCCTTGACTTTCTATCAAAAACTGTTTGTACATAATCTAAATAACCATTTTGAAATAAATTAGTTGTTTGATATGGTATAACTCCAAGCCATTCATCTTTTTCTTGACCAAAACTTAACTGTTGTCTTGCTGAAAATCCCCAAGCGAATGTCGTTAATTGTGTTGGTCTGCGGTAATATGGACTTGGCAAACCATCAATAGTAAGTTCGTCATCTATATTTTCTTGATACGCCATACATAAAATTAAAGGCTCTCCAATAGTTGGTTGAAAGTCTTTGCTTAACATAGCACCTTGTCCAATATACGTTTGGTTTCCAGCTTCATCAGTTAAACGTTCGTACATCATTTTCTCAAATGGTACTTCAACTTTATATATCCCACCATCCCACTCATCATCTCCGTAATCTTCCTCTGCAAAAGGAATGCCTTGTATCTCGTCTGAAAACTGAACAAGGAAACTTTCTTTGCTTTTAAATTTAAAGTCCATTCTTTTATACTGAAACAATCGCTCAACACTTGAAGATGACATATCAACGTATTTAGTAATATCGTAATCTACCCCTATATTCATATAAAAATTTGCTTCATATACATATATTTGGTCACCATCTTTAAACACTAATAAATTGAACATCTTAAACAAACCGCTTAAAAAGTCCATCACTTTAATATTAGGAATTTGTTTATTTATGTAAAAAGTATTTGCGGTAGATTGATTTGTTGGTGTGTATGTTCCAACCTCAACATCTGAATAACTACCAAATAAACTAGTTCTTGTTTGATATCTAACAGTTAAAGTTTGATTTATTGCAATAGTGCTATCCGCTTCTATTTCAATCATTAAATCTAAAAACCCACCATTGCTAACAGACAAAGGTATTGTTGTAAAAGTTGTGCTACCACCGCCATTTTCGTAGGAATGCTCATAATATGGCTCTTCTGTTAATCCGTTTCTTATTATAACTGTATAAGGTGCTGTCGAACTGCCAACATTGATATTAACCTCAACTTTATATTGTGCTAACCACCATTCAGAAACTCCAATAGCTGAAAGTGTTGCTGGTCTTAACTCTGTTCCAGATGTGAATGAATAATCTGGGATACTTAAATCATACCATCTATTTCTTACTATTCGAGTACCACCTCCTTCAATTGCGTTTGAAACAAAGCCTTCGTTTCTATGCATCCACATATAATATTCACTAAATCTTGAAGAATTAAACCAACCTTCAGCAAAATTAATTCTTGGGAATCTTCTTTCTATTGCTTCAATAATTGCTCTTAATCTTATGGCTGGTTTTAAATCAGTCCATAATAAACCAGTATCTGTTATGCTGTCCTTATAGCCATTCGTAGTAGAATAGCGCATATTTTTACTGTGATGTATGTTAGGTACGAGTATATCAGTATTTCCATAAGTAGTAGTAATTGCACTATCACTAGCTTCAAAGAAATTTCTGATATTTATACTTGAATACTCAAAGTCTAAATCACCATAATCTAAACCGCCTAAAGTTGTTTCTCCTAAAATTTCCTTTAATTCAACAGTATCTCCAAAGAATACTACTTTGTATGCGTGTGGTTTATTGTCTTTTAATGATACGCTTTTAAACTGTATCTTACCTTTTTTGTAGTCTATTCCATTCAACTTTATTATAGCATCGTGTCTAAAACGAGCATCAAAACTGTTTAGAATATCTTGGTTTTCGTAATGTCTAAATAGTTTATTATTAGTTTTAGAAGCTGGTAGATTAAACTGCTGACTGAAAGGAGTAAATACCTTACCTATATCTTTAACGTTTAATAAAGTTTCTGTAATGCTTATGCTCTCATCCTCAAATAAATCAGCTCTAAAGTATGGGCTTGTGATTCTATATTCATAAGTTAAAGTTGCATTTGGAAATATACTTGCAGATAAAACAACGTTTGTATCGTTAGTGATAGAAACAACGTAAGAGCTTTCTTGTGTAGTTAGATTTTCAACTAAATCTCCAACGCTTACAGTTGTTGTAAAAGTAGCTTGGCTATCTGTTAAAAGATTAACTGTTGCAGTTCCTTGCGCTCTACCCTCTAATCTATTGTAGCCTTTTATGTATAGTTCTATTATCTGCATCTATCGTATGTTGTTAATAGCATCAAAAGCAAATTCTACTTCTATTGTGTAGTTTATTAGTTTGTCGTTTAAGTGTGTTTTGTAGTTTAAACTGCTACTGCTTACGTTTATTGGTAACGTCTGTGAGTTTATCTCAATCCAACAATCTTCACTTAACTGCATCTGCTTAAATACATCGTTATACTCTTCTGGATAAAACCCTGTGTTTAAAGTTAGCTTCTCACTTCCGTTTTTAGTAAGTATCTTTTGCTGATGTCTGCTTGTATCGTAAGAGCCATTAACAATAATATTACGTTTAAACTTTTCTGTTTTAGTGGTTAGTACCTCGTTTGTTCTTTTAAAGAACCATATAGATTGTAAAGCACCATACTTATTTACAAAAGTAACTTTATAAGGCTGGTATTTACATTCCTCAATATCTTGTACTGTTATTATAGTTAGGTTACCATCTACATCTGACACTCTTATTTCATCCACAGCCAATAATGCAAACTCATCTTCAAACGCAGTCAAACATACATTGCTTTCAAAAGTTCCACCATCTTGTATAACCCTATCCTCAAACATATCAGCACCATTCACACCATTAGTGGCGTATTTTATTTGCTCTGTGTTTTCTGGGTCAAAACTGAAATCAGTAGAATACACAATTTGACCATTTAACAAATAAGACACATCAATATCTTGATTAATATATAAAGGCAAAACTGCTGGAGTATCTGCTAACTTTAAAATACTTCTATTTGTTTGTAATACTGTATCTGCATTCTGTGGGTTAGCACCATCTTCAAAATATCCATAACCATCAAAGCCAGTTAATTCAGTATAAGTAGTGAAGCCTTGTGCAGCGCCTTGTATATAACTATTTGTTCTGTAATCTACCCACACATTAGCAGTTGCGTAATCGCCATCAAAAGTATTTAGCAAATAATCTCTTACTATTTCGCTAATTTCAAACGTTACTACATTGCTAACTGCATAAGATGTGAGCGTAAATAAATTAGTTCTATTTGTTTGTAATCCAGTATATACATACAGCTCCATATCTACTTGCGTAAGGTTTGTAGCCGTTAAGCTTATATAGTATGGACTTCTTGCGTTTATCTTGCTCATTTCTTGTTTATGTTTACTTGTATTTGTTTCTCTATTCCTATTGAGTATGCTTGTACTAATTCATCTGGTAAGCGCTTAAACGCTGCTTCAAATGGTTTAGTAAAAAACAAACTTGGCTTTATTCCTTTTTTATATATTGCTCTTGCTATTAAGTATTGTAAACTTTGTCTGCTTAAAAACTTACCGCCTTTGCCTCTTGGTGCTATACCCTTTCTAACTATCCACTTGTCAAATGCTTTTCTTGGTGGCATTTTAGTTGTATAGGAATAAGGTGTATTGTATTTCTTTTCTTTACCGCTTACCCCTTTGTCTTGAAAC